AAAGATCAATTCGCCACATTTTATAGTTTGGATTATGTACATAAACCGAGTGGTGAAACCATAAAACAGGCGTACACGTTCTATAACGTCGGGAACTGTTTAAAAGATGCTATAATAATGGCGCGTAACCGTGGTTTCGATGTATATAATTGTATAAACGTAGGTGTAGATGACGATGAACTTCGAAAACATAAGTTCATAGAAGGCACGGGACATAACCACTATTACCTTTGGAACTGGAAAATTAACGAAGAAATTAAACCGAAGGATATCGGGTTTGTTATGATATGAAGTCCGGTACCTATAACCTAAGTTGGTGTGTGTATCTATATAAAATTAATAAAATGATACAAAACGGTAAAGGAGGTGAAAAAACGAACCAGTGGGGGAAGGTCTTTGAACAAGAAACATCTGATTTCGAAGACGGTGAAATTATCTCGATTCATGGTTGTGATTACGTGTATTTAGACCAGAATAAATCCATTGCCTATCTCCAACAGTATAAGGGGTTAAAGGAATATATAAAAAATTTGAAACCCGATGGAATGTTTCGTCGTTTATGTGATAATTACATACATATTATCGAAAAGAAGCACCAGCTCGGTCCGGGTACAACTGACGAAAAGATTGGTCTAGGATCTCATAAACTTAGACAGTACTCGAAAAGGTATCCAAATGCAAATTTTAGATTTTCGTACATGTTAAACGAATGTTTTTGGAACTCTTTGAAATACGAAGACACGTATGAAATAATGAAAGAAGACGGAATCGGGTTTTTCTTTGTAAGAGGTGAAAACGCGGCTATGCGTAAAACAACACTTACAAACAAAGGTAAGAAAAGGGATGTTTATTTTCCCGCTAAATACAAATCTGATTGGGGACCTATTTTTGAACATATCCATGCACGAGCACCTCCATTGTTTTAGACGAAGGGTCTTTACTATTTATTGCGCGTCTCGCTGGGATATCGTCTATCTTATACTCTTTAAAAATACTAATTACGAGATCGACTTTTGCATTTGACATTACAAAATCAACTTTAGAACTTTTTAATAATTTAAATAAATCTTTATGATCATCCATTATAAATCCATCCTTTGTATACCCTACAAAACTTGTAACACTTTCAGGTGCGTACGGAGGGTCCGCATATATAAAATCACCGTCGTTTACGGTTTGTGTAAATGCAACTCTAAAATCACACCATTTGAAAACCACATTTTTTATAAGGTCTTGTATTTTTACTAACTCGTCTAATGATACCACTAATGGCGTCGTTTTATAGTGTCCATACGGTACGTTAAACCCATTAGGACCTTCTCTATATACACCCCTAAAACACGTCTTGTTTAGAAAAATTAATGTCGCGGCATGTATAGGTGTCGTAGGTATCAATTCATTATACTTTTTACGTGTCCAATAATAATAACTTTCCTTCGATGTAAGACCATCCTCTTCGGTTTCAGGTTTACGATTTACTTCCGTACCGGTTCGCGTATCGTACGTGGTAAAGAGTTCGAGTAAATGGTCGTGTACTTCACTGGGGTTCGTTTGAATTTGTCTATACATGTTAATGAGTTTTTGGTTTTTATCGTATGCGTACACTTTACCTTTTACGGTAATGTCTTGACTTTCGAGTATTCCGAAGAGAACACTTCCACCGCCCACGAATAGTTCGTGGTAATTTTCTATTTCATGTGGAAAAGATTCCAAAACTTTATCGAGAATCTGTGTCTTACCACCTACCCATTTAATAATAGGTTTCATTTATATTAAATAGAATCTTCTTTTTAAACCTTAGTAAATTATAACCATTTAAAAAATAAAATCGTTATAAATTAAATGGAGGAGATACGTAAGTACCATAACGAGTCTAAGCGTCTCCTCATCCAATCGGCTACCCGCGAAGGCGACAGTATTTTGGATGTAGGATGTGGATTCGGTGGTGATCTCCAAAAGTGGCGACACACGGGTGCAAATATAAGTATGTGCGAACCGAATCCAGATTCACTTAAGGAGTCTAAGTCGCGCGCCAAGAACATGAAAATACGCGTTAATTTTTACGAGGGTGACATATTCGCGTGTCCGCATAGAAAATACGACGTCATATGTTATAACTTTTCGTTACACTATATATTCGAATCACCCAAGTTATTCGAGACGTCTTTGTTAGCAATTAAAAATAGAATAAAGTCTGGTGGTCAATTCATAGGAATCATACCGAATTCAGATAAGATTATCATGAAAACACCAGTAAAAGACGAGTTAGGAAACTACTTTTTAATGAAACATACGAGTTCGGGAAACTTTGGGGAAAAGTTATACGTCCACTTAGCCGATACACCGTATTACGCCGACGGACCTAAGGTCGAACCTATAGCGCACAAGGACATGTTGTTTACACGCATGGAGGATTTGGGGTTTACTTTAACACTGTGGGAAGATCTTAAAGGGAACCCGGTTTCGGATTTGTATAGTAAATTTAGATTTGTGTATAAGAGGTGAACCGTCGATTTTTTTATGTGTTTATGATAAGATGATACTCACTATACTTCTACTTATCATAAACGTGATTATACTCATGAATATACAGGAACCTGAGAGATTATCTGAAGTTCGTGAAAAATACAGGACACTCAGGGAACACCTTAAGGAGACTAATAATCAGGAATTCAAAATGTTACGTAAAGAAATTCCAATTACCGCACATAGGCGTATGAATGGGTCTATAGGGTACAATGTTAGTAAGGGTAGTGATATAGGTTTGTGTATCGATGGTGAACCTAATGAAATATTCCATGTTTTAATACACGAACTCGCACACTGTACTGTAGACGAGTATTCACATAGTAAAGACTTCTGGAAAAAATTTGAGGAACTTAGAACAATGTGCGTTTCTTTAGGAATATACAGAGAAATACCACAAAGAACTGAATTTTGTGGTAAACACATCCAGGATAAATAATGTTTGGTATTAATAAATGCAATCTTTCGGTGATTTAATGAAAGCGTATTTCTTACTGAATACTTTACTCGCATCTTCGAGTGCGCCCCTACTTTTAAACAATAAATGGTTAAACATGTTTATAATCATGGTCGTTACACCGTTAGTCATCACTATATTACCACGTGGTGGTAATTTAATTGGTCGTTTAGCTATAGATGCACCATTTTTAATGATGTCAACTTTACTAGGTATGGGTATGGTTGCGGGTGTTTCTCAAATAAACAAAAGGTTTGAAAAGGATTTTAAAGATTATGGTAAAACTACGAAGAGTACTAGTACTGTTTTAGGACTTCGCGCAGTTGGTTTACTGTTCGGATTTCTCATTTCCTATTTCATTTTTGGAAAGAGAATGTATAAACATTATAATGCTATTTAAGCGTATTTTCTTACAAGGTAAAAGGCGACCGCCGCGACCATACCGGTCGACGCTAAGCCAATTGCACTTCTATTTCCCTGGTCGTTCAAAAACGATGGGACAAAGTTAGCAAGTTTTTCTTGAACTGGCTTACTAATTGCCACCGCAGCACACGCAGCTACAATAAGTGCTTGGAACTGGTCATCAGTAAGGTTGAATGGATTTTTAGATTCCGATTTTTTTTCGGTCGTTTGTTGTACTACTGGTTGTTGTTGCGCCATCATCATTGGAGCTTGCATATGCATTTGCGTCATTCTTGGATCGGCACCCATCATTGGTGGTTCGAGTGGTTCCTCGGCTTGGCCCATAATATCTGAAATTGAAGTAGAGTCCATTGTCTGTTTATTTTCACTCACATTTTTTTCAGGGCTGATATTCGGCACAAAAGATGTCCCTTGATTATTATTTAAGGATACCATACCGTCACCATTATCTGAAAGATTCATCGTTCTAACGTCTGTCGCCATTTATATGTACTTATTTTTTTTGATTTTAAATGATTACGCATCATTGCCCTGAAGAGTGTAGTTTGGGTATAAACACCCAAATGTTTTTATGATCCTGGGTAAATCATTTAATTTGTCATAATCACACATATCGTTATCTATATAAACAGTTTTTGTAGTATGACATATATCAACTAATATTCTATATCCATCATCACTACCATCTGGTTTAAATTCATTATAAGCTGGATACACTACAGTGTTAGCATTTTTTATAGGTGTGTACATTCGTTTAGCAATTGATCTTATCATTTTCTTTTCGTAACTTTAAATGGTGTATTCTTTTTAACCAATTTAGGATCGCCGACTTTCATGTTTCCATGTTTCGGGTTAAACATCTTTTTATGCGTTTGCCAGTACTCTGGTGCACCAACTCTAAAATTTTTACGAATTGATGCTTTGTACCAAAAGACACAATCCTCTATTTTATTACTTTTAGAAGTATTATCCAATACTAAACATTCGTAATTTTCCGTACACGAATCCATAACTTTATTAAACATCTCAAATGATGGAAAAATACCAAAAAAGTTTTTAAACAATTTTTCCCTATTTTGAATAATATTTTCACGTAAAATGAAAATATAATCTATATTTGCCCTGAGTGCGGGTGGTAAATCCATACAGTACTGCATGGTTAACATGAAAAATATCTTCCAATGACGACCATTCATAAAACATTGACGAATACATGTATCTTTCATAAACTTAGAATCATACATACAGTCATCTAAAAGAAGAAAGGCTCCACAATTTTTTTTACCCGCACCAACTAATCTCTTTTGTCTATCCATTACACGTTCAATAGCTTCTCTGTCGTAATCACCGTATATGAATAAATCTGGTATATACTGTTGATAATAATGATTACCTTCTTCTGTTGCTGATAAAACTATACCCGCTGGTAAATGTTTTTTATGGTACAGAATATCAGTAACAAGGGTTGATTTACCCGTATTACGTTTACCTATAAAAACACATACTTTATCATCCGCCATGTTTTCAGGTTTAAATTTTCTCAACTGAAGATTCATCTATAATATCGTGTCGTTTTATTTCATAAAATTTTACTCACGTAAAGTAAGAATGGCTGGTCGATTAAACCTTGCTATCACGGGTATCCAGGACCAATGGCTTACTGGGGAACCCGAGTTTTCGTATTTCCTGATGAATTTTAGAAGACATACTAAATTTTCAATTGAATCTATCGAAACACCTTTTGATGGTGATATTGATTATGATGCATCGGTAGAATGCCGTATACCCAAAAACAAAGGAGATCTTATTCGAAGTACAATGCTTAAATTTACTTTACCTAAACCAACGACACCTGATAAATCATTTACAGTGACTGCCGCCGGTGGTAAATACTTTATAGACGGTGTTCAACAGGCAACACTTACACTGTATGAAGGCGCAACGTATACTTTTAATGTGAACGCATCTAGTCACCCTTTCTACCTATCTGAAACGATTAATGGAACCCGTAATGGTGGTTCTGTGTATGATACTGGTGTGACTGGTGATGGAACAGACAATGGCACTGTTACATTCGTCGTACCGGTGGGTGCACCATCAACTTTATACTATTACTGTCACAATCACTCTGATATGGGTGGTCAAATAAACGTGAAAACGCTTCGATACCGTGAGTCTATAGGTGCACATATAATAGATCACGCCGATCTTGTTATTGGTGGGCAAACCATAGAGAGAATAACGGGTGATTACATTTACATGTATGATCAGATACACAGTAATAAAGATGATATTGATCAAACACTCTACTTCTTAACAGGACATGGTAATTACATAGACGTAGCGTACGATTGGGATTATAGTGTATTATTACCATTTTATTTCTTTAGAAACCCAAGTTTAGCTATACCTGTGTGCGCCTTAACAAAACAACTGGTAGAAGTACGTATAAAGTTTAAAAAAGTTGAAGACGTCACTGTATCATACGCGAGAACAGGTGGTGATGTATCTGATCCACCGTCAAGTGTTTCTTCTTCTATCAAAAATGTTTCTCTCGTGACAGATTTCTTTTTCATTACAGAAGATGAAAAGAATTTCCTTCTTACACGCCCCATAGAATACGTTATAAACCAACTCCAAATGTCTCAATTTAAGTTTAAACCAGGTGAATCTAAAAAATCTGGTATGCTTAACTTTAAAAACCCTGTCAAGGAAATGTTCTTTTTGGCTATAAGCGATGATGTATACAAATACGAACCAATAAAACAAGTTACTATGAAATTTAACAATAACGTAATCATAGACGCTGATAATTTAATGCTCAGTTACGAACAACCATTAAAGTACTATACGGGGGTAACAGGTAATAAATTTGGTGTCTATAGTTTTTCTCTTAAACCGGAAACGTATTACCCTACTGGTCAGGTTAACATGAGTAGAATAGCACAC